TGACCTTTTGGTCGACATAGTATAAAATTACTCTTGCAACGCCCGAGTGGTGAAATCGGTAGACGCAGTGGACTCAAAATCCACCGGTAGTGATACCATGACGGTTCGAGTCCGTCCTCGGGCACCATGAGTGCAAAAAAGCCCTTTACGAAGGGCTTTTCTTTATCTTCACCTCAGAGTGGTTACCATTTCGGTTACCAAAATGCAAATTAGGCAGTTCTGTGACCACCGCAGCGACCGAAGTTTTCGAGGCGTGGAGATAGGTTTTCGTAGTTTGTGTGATACTCGAATGCCCCAAACGAGCGGATACAGCACTGATTGGGACACCACTATCCAGTAATAATGTGGCGTGGGAATGGCGCAAATCATGGAATCGGATCCGTTTCACACCGGAATCCTTCACCGCTTTGTTGAAACGCTGCTGAAGGGTCGTATTGGGGATTGGCTCTTGCCCGCCGAACATGAACCAGTTTTCATTGTAACCGACAACCATCTTTACGAAAGAAAGCAATCGTCGTAGCTCTGCGTCACAATAGGGGTCGGTGTTGATCCGACGGGTGCTGTTCTTTGTTTTGGTGGTTTTCAGTTGGGCGCGATCGCCTTTGATCTTCCCAGGCGCTGCTTTCCGGATCGCGAAGCACATGTCCTGGTAGTTCTTCCACTGGATTGCCTTGACCTCGCCCCGGCGCATACCGGTGGACCAGGCGGTTAGAATCAGTGCTTTGACGTAACGATCCCGATCTGTCTCTTCCGGGAGATCCTCGTAGATTCGTTGAAATTCTTCCGGTCCGATGACCTTGTAGACTTCATCGGAATCGATGTCGCCACCAAAGACTTCCTTTAAGGATCGGAGGTTTAGGGACGGATCCCGGAGATAGTAGGTAGACGCCGCGAACTTGAAGATAGCGCATAGCATCTTGATGATCTCGTTTTTATACTTAACGGAGTAGTTCGAGTCGACGATCTCATTACGCCACTTATTCAGGACGGACGGCGTGATGGCGTCGACTTTTTTGTCTTTCAGGGAAGCCATGAAGTGATCCACCTTATAGACGATCGCTTCAAGTGTCGAAGGCTCGACGCTTCCTTCCTTACTGTCGATGTACTCCTGGGCGAGATCCTTGAACTTCATCGAAGCCGGATTGTCATTGTGGCTAAGAAGCATTTGTGCCTCCCACTTCTTGGCCGATTTTTCGGAAGGGAATCCACGCTTAGTTAGTGGTCGGCGTTTACCGTCGATCACTCGGTTGACGAAACCTCTCCACGTCCCATCTTTTTGTTTGACTGGCATGCCAATTCCTCCTTTACTTAAAACTACTCCAATTTACATTAGACAGAGTTGAATTCAAGAGCAAGGTTTACAAGTGTTCCAAAATCTGGACACGACCTAAATTCTGTCGATATGGTACTTAAATCGACTGTGAAGACGAGTAATATTTAGGTAAAGCTGTGGGGGCAAAAGCTGAGAGTAAGAAAACAAGAAACAGGCTTGATTAAAGATATTGAGTACACTCGTCAACTAACTCTCGAACATTCAAATCTAGAACACCACACAGATCGCTTAAAACGTCCATATCGATCTTGTGTCTGCCGGTCTCCCAATTGAGAATCGTCTTACGACTTTTTCCCATCTTCTCCGCAACATCTTGCAATGAGTAATCCTTTCTGATACGTGCGGAATGCAATCGATCTCCTAATTCTTCGTAGAACCGTGCAGGCATATGTTTTTACCTTTCATTGTACATTTTGAACAATTTTTGTTCTGATTATATACTATACCCCAGAAAGAAAAAGTCAACAGATATGTATAAAAAAACTACACAAAACTGTTGACATCCCTATATTTATCGATTATCATCAAATCAACAGCGTAGAGAAAAACTACACAAAAGGAGGATAGACAATATGGATGGTATGTACACCATTGAACAAATCCGGGTAAAACTGGGCTATTCCAAAAAAGAAATGGCTGAGAAACTTGGAATCCATTATCAAAGTTATCGCAATAAAATCAAAGGCATTCATCCGTGGAAGGTAGACGAAGTCGCCACAGTGTCGAAAATTGCGAACATCGCAATGGATAAAGTTGCATACTAATTTTTTTATCCGATAAGTAGAGGAAAACTACACAAAACATTATGAATTCGATATGTAAATCAAAAATAAGGAGGAAAACATGAGAAAAAGAGTCACATCGATAGATAAGAAGTATAAGTTGCTTCAGCAGAACGACTTGACGATCAACGATATCATGGATCTATGTGAGATCGGGCGCACTGGAGTTATGTCCCTTAGAAGAGATATTGAAAGCAAGATTGCCCCGTGTACTTTGCCTGCGAAAATTCCAACTTGGCTTGTAGTCAAGCACAAGCCTATCAACATCGATTACATCATAGGACTATATCAGCTTACGACCGAAGGAGAGAAGCATGCTATCAAAAATCACAGTAATCGCTAAAACAGCAGATGGCGCCATAAAAGTCATCCAAGAAATGAAGAAAGCTCACCCGGAGATTACATCAATCGAAGTCAGAATAACACAAAAAAACGTCGCTACAAACGGCGCTTCAAAAGATCGACTAACCAACTTGAATATATCTGAGGCAGCCACTCTTGCATCACTTAAATGCATGCATATGCAAAGAGAAAGTCTTCCAGAAGTCAAGATAGAGCCAACAAACTCAGATTGGTGTTGTGCAATATCAGGTATAGATGGAACTAATAGAGTAAGAGGATGGGAACCAAGTCTCGATGACTTAATTGCGATTGACTGGATGATCGTGAACTAAATCCAACTCCTAAGTTCCTTTAGGAATTCATAAGTCCTGACGAGAGCAGTATTATTCTCAGCATCGGATATTGCATTCAAATCTAGCTCAGTAAGGTAGATTTTGTTGCTAGCCCAAACATTTGTGACTAAACCATCCTTACTAAGTTTCCTAAACGCATCCAAAATGAATTCTTCATCTTCAGTTGGGAAAAGTTCGCGTATCTGTTGCCAGCCAAAAACACGTTTGTGATTTTTGGAGTATGACCTTATCATCCAAGACAAATATTCGTTTGAAAGTTCTGTTAGTTTCATAGCTTCACCTCCTTCCTAAACACCAACTTAATTAAACACCATGAAAGGAGCATTATGCAACAACTCGAAATCTTCAATTTCCAAGAGAAAAACATTCGGACCGTCGTCATCAACAATGAGCCGTGGTTCGTTCTCAGAGATGTTTGCGAAGTATTAAGCCTGACAACTCCATCAAGAGTATCTGAACGGCTTGATCCAGACGAGGTGAGTCTAACTCATATCGTCGATTCTAAAGGTAGAAAGCAAAAAACGAATATCGTCAGTGAGTCCGGCTTATATGCAGTTATCCTTCGGTCCGACAAGGAAGAGGCCAAAGAGTTCAGAAAGTGGGTGACGTCTGAAGTATTGCCGACGATCCGCAAAAGGGGGATGTTCCTGACGGTGGAGATGGTCGAGAAGACTATTACGGATCCTAACTACGTTCTTGGTGTTCTTCAGGCGTATTCAGATGCCAGGAATGAAATCTCCATCAAGGATCAGATCATTGGTGAACTTCAACCCAAATCCGATTACCTGGATGTCATCCTTCAGTCCCAGTTGACCATGACCATCACGCAGATTGCAAAGGACTATGGAAAGACCGCGATCGAGATGAATCAATTGCTCCATGACCTGAAAGTACAATTCAAAGTGAATGATCAATGGGTGCTCTATCAATACCACCAAGCCAAAGGATATACGCGATCCGTCACAGTGCCTATTACGCGAGGTGACGGTCGGCCGGATACGAAGCTCAATACCCAATGGACGCAGCGCGGCAGAGTATTCCTCTATAACTTGTTGAAAGAACACAATATCCTACCGCTGATCGAGAAGAAGCGAACATGAAGCCTCTACCAAACTTCATTATTCTCTCTCAGAACCATGATCGCTATGAAGTGCTCAGATATACGGATTATGGGAAGATCGCATTACTAAAGGGGCGTGACGAAGTATCGCCGTTTGTCCTGGCGACTGAGCTTCATGTCTTACCCAACGGATCCTATGCCTGGAATTCAAAGATTTCATTTTCTGAACAGCGAATGGCGGTTCGAGAATTTGAAAATGAAGCGCGGATCTTCCGCGAAAATAATCAAGGAGACAAAAATGAGAAATCAAAATTCGTCCGCTAACCTAAATCAACCACGGCCAGTAAGACGTTCAAAAGACCAAAGGATGACCATGGTCCTGATTGCATTTGTTCTCTTCAGTGCTTTCACGCTATCCATGTCAACGTTGATTCGCATCAATCTTGAGCAGCATCTCCAATCTACGTTGCTTGAACTCGAAAACATTCAGGAAGAGAATGATTCACTCTGGAGCACAGTCATCGCTCTCCAGTCCGAAAACGATGAATTGAGTGCAGAAAACAAGGCAATGCTTCTCTTGTGGCAGAATCAAGAACCTGAGACACGTGAAGTCTGTTCGACCTCCACTTTTAAGTCCTGGATGGATTTTCGGGCAATTACTTCAAAATCTTCGGTCCAGTATAAACTCCAGCAATCAGCCACTACAGATAAGAACTACGGATTCAGGATGATCGATGGCAACATTCTCGTCGCGATGGGACCTCAATACGGACCTGTCGGATCGAAATATATCATTCAGTTCGAAGATGGGAAAGTGATCAATGCCATGATTGGAGATATCAAACATCAAGGTTGCACATCCGATGATGGATCCATGATCGAGTTCATAGTCGATTCAAACACATTACCAAAGTTTCTGAAGACATCCGGTAACTTCAATCAGTTATTCCACGGGTCCATTTCAATGATCAGAGAAGTGAAATGAAACCGATCCTGTTTAACACTGAAATGGTGAGGGCAATCATTGACGGTCGCAAGACGGTCACAAGGCGAGTGATTAAAGTTCCTACGAGCTATGACAAAATAGGGATTAAAAAGAATAGTAAATCGGTAATGTTTGATGAATGTGGTGAATACATGGTCAATCGAGAAGAAAAGTACTTTTTCTTAAGCGATAAATGAAAAGAAGTCAAGTTTCCGTGTCATATCGACGACATCCTATACATCCGCGAAACGTGGCAAACGTGGTACGACGAAATCGTCGATGTAATGAAGTATTGCTATTACGAAGATATGATTCGTAGAAATGTTGTGTTCACTGAAGAAGAAGATGAACCAATTAAATGGAAGCCATCAATCCATATGTCCAAAGAAGCTGCACGAATTTTCTTGAAAGTCACCGGTGTAAGGGTTGAACGACTGCAAGCCATCAATACACGTGACCACAACGAACTGTTTTGGGAAGGCTACCCATATGGGTTTTCAGATCATGAAGGGATACCACCAATTCAATTATTTGAAAAACTATGGGATTCAACAGTAAAAGACGATCAATACAAGTGGAAATCGAATCCCTGGGTATGGGTGATCGAATTTGAACGATGTGAAAAACCGGAGTTTGGTAATGACTTCGATAAAGGATAGAAAACAAATGATAATGCAAACCAGTGAACCAATTAACATGGTCAAGGAGGTTAACTCATGAAGACATTCAAAGGCAAACGGTCATTGGCCGAAGTGAAGATTTTACTTCGAGAACGTGGCTACAGTATTCCGCGTTCAAGCCAGGAACAGTACAACCAAGGCAGCGATTGGATCCTATTTATCGGAAAGAAAGATCGCATTCTATATAACACGATCGCCGCCACCTTCACGGTTTTCGATTTGAAGACGGACGAAGTGCTTGGGACGCATCTCAGCACACATCTTGAGAGTGAGACATGGTACCTGGATCTGTTGAATACGTTTTATATCGAATCGGAGGAAACCGAACATGACGCGTGAAATCGAAGACCAGAACAATCTGATCGAGACGTTGAGAAATCTTCGGAAGGCTGATGAGGAATGCATCAAGCAACTGATCGAGACTGTTAAGGAGAGAGATGCGGTTATCTACAAACTTCGCCGGTCCTTTGTCCGCCAACAACTCATTCTACTTGCGAAACGTAATATGAAGCCGCTTGATCAAGTGAAGTTCGATGCCGTCGATTACATTCTCCTAAAGACGTGTGGAATCGATTCCACCACCGCCGACGTCTTAGCCAAAGAGATCATTGAAAATCTGACGGAGATGCCTTGATCGATGAACAGATCCGAAATGACAAACCAACTGGATGAATTCCTCATCGAACTGAAGTATCAGGAGAAGTCGGATCGGACACTGGCCAAGTATCGAAACAATATCAAGGGGTTCATTGAATTCATCCAGCACGAAAAGGACATCTCGAAAGACGATGTTCTTTCATTCAAGAGAAAACTCACCTCAGGTGACTACAAGCCATCCACGATCAACTCCTATATCGTCGCGGTGAACAAGTTCATCCGGTGGTGCGGGGAAGAAAATCTCTCTGTCAAGAAACTGAAGCAGCAGCAGAAATCAAGCCTGGAAGATGTGGTGTCACCAAACGAATATAAACGGCTCCTACGCTTCGCAAAACAGTTAGGGTATGAAGACATCTACCTCATCATGAAAATCATTGCCTCGTCCGGGATACGCATCAGCGAGCTGGATTACTTCACGGTCGAGAACGTGAAGAAATTCTATATCCATGTGCGCAATAAAGGGAAGGACCGCGACATCATCCTGATCCAAGACTTGGCGCGCGAATTGAGAAAGTATTGCCGGGATCGTCATATTGTGGCTGGTCGAATATTCCAGTTTCATCAACGGACGATCCGAAAGCGCATGAAGAAAGTCGCCGGTGCCGCGAGGGTGAATTTGAATAAAGTTCATCCTCACAGCTTCCGTCATCTCTTCGCAAAATCCTACATGGAGGAGTTCAACAACGTCCTGGAACTGGCCGACATCCTGGGGCATTCCAGTCTTGAAACAACGCGGATCTATACCCGATCGACCAGTGCCGAAAAGCGTAAAAAGATGGAAGAAATGGGTGAGAAAAAGCCTGAAAAAAGGGGTCGATAATTGCAAAAAGTATCCCTATCAAAAAAACGTTCTAAAAGCCCATGAAATAAGGCTATAAACATCGTTTTGACAAGGGCCGATAATATTAGGGTTATCGCTCCACCGAAATAGAGAAAAAAAGGGGTAAAAATGGACGATCAAAACAATCAAAACCAAGAGCTTCCATCACCAAAAAAGAAAGGTCGAAAGCCGCTTGATGAATCCGAAATAAAGATTAGTGAAGAACGTAGGGTCCAGTTGGTTCAAGAAATGGAAAGCTATCAATTCCGGTGGAAGGATCTCGCGCAGAAGTGCGAATTGGATTATTTCATGCTGATGCTTCATAAAAACGGGCGCGCAAGAATCACAGAGAGAAAATGGCAACTCCTCCAAAGAGCGCTTGACTTCATGATTGCGGAAGCGACGGTCCAGAAATATGTCTTGGAAATGCTTGAGCGTAACGGATGTACTGTCATCCAAAAACATCGAATCCTAGGTCAAGAAAAGGAGTATATCAAGCATCTGGAGATTCTTGGGTACAAATGTAGAATTGTGGATGTGAGTCGGTTGGATCGATGCTATAAAATCGTCCTGGAGAGGAAATTGATCAATGGCCGCTGAAGTCAAATGGATCAAGATCGTCACGAACATTTTTGATGATGAGAAGATCAAGTATATCGAAACCTTACCGAATGGCGACGAGACCATCGTCATTTGGTTCAGAATCCTGTGTCTGGCTGGAAAGTCGAATTCAAACGGGTTGTTGATGATGACGGATCGGATCGCCTATACCGATGAAATGTTGGCCAGCATCTTCAACCGGGATACGAAGTCCGTCCAGTTAGCGTTGAATATTTTCAAGGAGTTGGGAATGATCGAGATGATCGACAACAAGATATATCTAACCAACTGGGAGAAACATCAGAATACGGACCAATTGGAGAAAATCCGTGAGAGTACCCGGCGTAGAGTGGCAAGTTATCGACAGAAACAAATCGAAGGTAACGCAGGGGGTAACGTTACATGTAACGTTACAGACACGTTACACGTAACGCCATGTAACGCAACAGAATTAGATTTAGATTTAGAAGAAGAAAGAGATAAAGAAAAAGATCTTTCTTCTACCGCGCGAGAGAAAAAAGAACTTGAAGTCATCGAAGTCATCGAACAAGAATTCAAACGACCTCTCTCATCCAACGAGATCGATAAGATAACTTACTGGCTTGAGAAGGTGGGTGATGCCTATTTCATACACGCATTGAGGGAGTCCGTGATGTATCAAAAAGTGAGCATCGCTTACATCGACCGCGTCTTATTGAACTGGACCAGTAAAGGATTCACATTAGATCAACTCAATGAAGGTATTCAGTCCCAGTAAGGGACATGGAGGGAAAATGACGTTAACACTAAAAGAACAGGCACTGGCGAGAATGCTTGTCGAAATGAACCAGCCGCATGATGAAACCATCGATGAAGTTCATAAGTTCCTATGTGAGCAAGACGATGATGAATTATTCGCCGGGATCCTCATTGAAGGAAAGACAATCCAAGATGCGATGAATTACCTTGTGGCCGAGGCGAAAAAGAACCATCGCTTCAGAATCAGTGATTCAGAAGGCTTTAAGATCATCAAACAGTATTTTCTTGGCTCTGAAACGAAAGTCGCTTCCGTCGGCAAAGTTAGCAGCCGACCGGTCCAGACCTCACAAGCCGAAGGAGAGAAGCAAGTAAGTAAGTCCATCAAGCTCAGCGTGAAGAAAAAGACGGACACAGGTTCGAACCTGTCAATCTTCGACTTCATGGATGAGATTCCAACTGAATTGGAAGGGGACAGAGACGAAGATGAAGAAGATGAAACCGACGAAGTTGACGACTGAAGAAGTCATCATCGAGATCCCCGATATCCCACAATTGGCACGCATCGGTTATAACGAGATGCCGCACTATCTTTTTCGAAAAGACGGATTCTACTATTGCGGTCACTGTGGACATCGATTCGGAAAGGCGATCCTGAGCGCATCACCGGATCAGTGCCCTATGTGTCAAACCCCCTACGTGTTGAAGCAGCTCACCAAGCGGACGAACTATCGCAACTTGGAAACACATATGTTCGCCCGAGTCTTGCAGAAACATGAGGGACGGATCGTAAAGCGCGACTACATGATTCGCCACTATGTGTCGGATATGAAGGAAATGGTTAGCATCGACGAAGTCGAGCGAGAGACCATCTACAAAGGTCAGTGCTACCAGCATCGGAAGCACCCGATCCGAGGGGACGAACCGTACTTCAACAAGTACACGCGACGATCAGGAAAGTGGGATGAAGGAAACTTCAGCCTCAGTGATTATGAATTCCGGATGAAGAAAAGCTTTGAATTTTTCCCGGAGTCGCTCGAAGCGTTCCTCTCGGATACGGATCTTAGATACTCTGGTGTGGGTTCCTTCACAGACAAGAAGCATGGGAAGAATTTGAGCTGGTACGCGATGCGATACATGCGGGAAGCGACTAACTATCCTTGGGTAGAATATCTCCACAAACTCGGGATGACAAACCTCTATGAGGAAGTGATCAGTTTCTCAACGGACCATCGCTACGTTCGCCCAGAGAGCCTTCGCCGGTATTCGAAATTCATTCGTGAGAATAATGCTGCGACCAGGCATCTGATCGTCTATCGCACATTTGAGAAACTTGGAGTGAAACTCACTTTCGAAGAAGTGGATACGGTAGGAGTAAGAGACAATGCGCTGAAAATCATCGCGATGAATAAAATCACAGGAATGAGTCACTCAAAGATCATCCGATATGTCCAAGATGAAGTGAAGCAGGAGATTGGATGTGGAGCAAGTCGTCATCTCGATTATGTGCGATTGAATCACTATATCGACTACATCGAGATGATGGTCAAGATCGGGCTCAAACCGGATACTACGATTCTGGCTTTTCCAAAGGATCTCAATAAGGCACATGACGATGCGGTAGGGAAGTTCAATGCATTGAAAGCGGAGTTGGAGACAAATGCGTATAAAGAAATCTACGAGAAGATTCGTAAGCTTGAATTTAAAAATCAGGAGTTAAGGATTGTCGCACCGAGAAGCATTTCTGAGATTCATAAAGAAGGTAAGGCGTTGAATCATTGCGTCGGTAGTTACTCGCAACGTGTGTTGGATGGGGCGACGGTCATTCTATTCATCCGAAAGTCAGAATCGCCAAACACACCGTTCTATACGTTGGAATACAAGAATAAGAAGATAATTCAGGTCAAAGGGCGGGATAACAAACAAATGAGTGATGAGATAGCGATGTTCGTGGGTGAATGGGAAAAGTGGTTGAACAAGAAGAAGAAAGCGAAGGTGGTTCGACTTGAACAGTGCGCCGCAGTCTAGTGCGAAGTTACTTCAAATTATTCAAGATGAGTTTCCACGAATCACTTGGACTCAAACCGTGTTGTTTGGTTCGGAATGCATTATGGGAGCGATCAAACGCACAAGAGTATATATAAAAAATCAAAAGAATTTCACCTTCGGAATCGACGTGGAGCATAAGGGGATGAAGTGGTCGCAACGAGTCAATTCATTCGAGCAACTGAAGAATGAAATCACATACTACTCTCGACTTGCGGATCCGGAAGTTGTCAAAGAGATACAGACTTCGTTGTTTTAGACAGAGGGGAGGCTACCAAAATCAAAGAACGGGACGTCAAGATCGCTCTCGAGAATTATGACTACTACATTACGGAAATCTGTGAATTGTCCAAGAAAATGGAAGAATTGGAGGCTAAATCGACGAAAGTTGGCTCAAGTGTCGCAAAATTACCGCAAAACCCAATGGATCACGGACATCGGATCATCCTGAACATGGAAGCAATGGAACGAATTCAGAAGGAAATTGATTATTACCAAAGGAGTGTCGATATCGTTCAACAGTTGCTTGGGTACTCATCCGAAAGTGAAAGAAAAATACTGATTGAACGCTTCTTCAAAAAAACATCGATTGAACAAATATGTGCTGATCTAGGTCTCGCTAGGACTACAATGTTTGAGCGAACCGAAGGTATAATCAAGAGATTCGTATTGTGGTCTGAAAATCCGGACTAGTACGGAGAAAAAATGTGCTATTATGTTATGGGGTAAAGGTGTAGATAAATCCCAAACAAGATTATTAAAAACTAACCGAAAGACGGCAATCACCGTCTTTTTTGCGTAATTGGAGGCAAATGAGAACACTCGAGGAACTAGTGGCCATCATTACCGTGGATGCGATCAAGTTTTACAAGACTAGAGAATGGCGAGATAAACGGGAAGAAATCATGGGTAGGGATCATGGTGAATGCCAGCGATGTGCCGGAAGATGGAAGAGTGATTTCCCAATCAAGAATATACGGTTGAGTAAGGCGAAATATGTGCATCATATTCAGCCCTTAATTGAAGCGCCTTATCTTTGCCTTGAGAACGACAACCTCGTTAGCTTATGTTTCTCTTGCCACGAGACGGTTGAGAGACGAGGATTCAGTAAAGAAAAGAAGATTCCGCTCACGATTGAGCGATGGTGACACCCCGGGTCAAATCCAGGGTGTTTTTCCTTTCAGTTGGGAACGGGCAAGGGGGTTGATTCGACAACTATTTCGCGTTTTCGCGCGTGAGAAGGGGGTATCCGATGGCAAAATCTAAATTCAAGGTGCTTGAAGAGACCATCCGGAGTGATCTGGTCAATCAACTTCATGCTAATAACAAGTTCGGGAAACACTACGAAGACCTAGTCGACGACTACATCTACTACTTCCGACTCAAGGACCAATTGCAGAAGGACATCCGCAAGAAGGGGCTACGCTATGAGGCATCCACCGGAAACGGCCATGCTTCCCTCAAGCCCAACGAGTCGGTTCAAAACGTGCTCAAGGTCACCTCCCAGATGCTGAAGATCCTCAATGATCTGGGCATGCAGGAACCGATGGTCGTAGAAAGCAGTGGCGACAATGTTTATCTGCCGGGAGATTGAGGATTACCTTGCTTGGGTGAAACAGTATCCTCAACGAGTAAACAACGAGCGGAAGTTGCTGATTAAAAACATCATCCTGCCACTGTTGGCACGCGATGACATCACGTTTGATGAAACGACGTACCGCAACTGTCTGAAGTATTGCCAGCATTGGTACTATCCGCTCTTCCCCTATCAGAAGTTCTGTTACGCGTTTGTCTTCATGTACGATGCTGAAGGGTATCCGGTCTTCGACAACTTCCTCTTCATGATGGGGCGTGGCAACGGCAAAGACGGATTCATGATGCCGTTGATGAACTTCTTTCAGACCCCGTTGTTTGGCATCAAGAACTACCACGTCGACATCGTGGCCAATGCGTAGGATCCGGCGCACAACTCTTACCTCGTCGTGTACAACATGCTGGAGGCCAACGCTGCGAAAGTGCGAGCTCTGTTCTATTGGAACAAAGTCGAGATTATCAATCGCGAAACGCAATCCATCCTTCGCTACAACACCTCCAACGCCAAGACAAAGTACGGCAAACAAACCGGAGCCATCTTGTTCAACGAGTACCACACCTATGTCGACTATTCGCAGATCAAGACGTTCACGTCGGGCTTGGGAAAGATCAAGCATCCGCGAACCTTCATCATCACCACCAACGGCGAAGTGCGGGAAGGTCCCCTGGATCAGATGCTCGAATTGTGTCGGCAGATTCTCAACGGCGAACTGAAGCATCTGCGAATCTTCCCCTTCATCTGCAAGATCGATGAGGAGGCGGAGATTGACAAGCCCGAGGCTTGGGAGAAGGCAAATCCAAGCATGGAGTTCCTACCCGAACTCAAGCGACAGATTCAACGGGATTACGAGATGATGAACGTCTCGCCACGGCTTCGCAACGAATTCATCACGATGCGGATGAATCTTCCGCGGATCAATGCCGAAACGGCGGTCGTCGAATTCGAAAAAGTCATCGCCACCAACTACCTCGTTGAGAAGTTGCCGGATGGCAGCGAGCGACGAATCGAGCGCGAATTTCCGGATTTCACCGACGAACTGACGGTCGTGGGACTCGACTATGCGGATCTGCGTGACTTCGCTTCGGTCCGATTCATCTTCAAAAAAGACGGGATGATCTACACCAAGGGGATGACCTGGGTCAACACCCGATCCCCGTTCTACCGTGACATCAAGTTCGATCTCGCCAGCATCGGGCAAAACGAGTTCATGGATTTCGTGCTCGTGGACGCCCCGACGATTGATCCCGAACTCTGTGCCAAGTACATCTACGACCATGTGGATCAATACCAAATCGTCAAGATCGTCATGGACAACTACAAATTCCGCCTGGTTCGCCAGGCGTTTGAAGCCTATGGGTTCACGGTGGAAAGCAAGCAGAACCCCTATGGGGCGGTCCGCATGATCCACAACTACCCATCCGTCATGGCGATGACCATCCCGTCGATCTTGTTCTATCTCCAGGAAGAGAAAATCATCGCGGAGAAGAGTGCCATGTGGCGTTGGGCGATCAACAATACCGGGTTGAAAGTCGGGTCGGATGGGAACATGAGCTTCTTCAAGATTGAACCTCGATTGCGCAAAAACGACCCGTTCATGGCATTCGCCGCCGGAATGAGCGCAGAACAACTGTTGGATGTACGGACCATCTACATCTAGAAAGGAGGTAACATGGGAATTTTTGATTTTCTGATTGCCCGCCCGGACGGTTCGATCAGTCCTCCGACCGCCAGTGAAGAGTGGATACTTCAACAGCGGGCGGATCGGTTAAGGATTCAAGAGTTGGCCATCGAGAAGGCGGTCACGATGATCTCGCGGGTCATTGCGAAAGCCGAGTTTCTGGTTTATCGGAAAAGAGAAGGCAAGATCCTGCCGACGAAAGACAGCGTCTATTACAATCTCAACATCCGACCGAACCCCAACCAGACCGGGACCGTCTTCTGGAACAACGTCATCCATCAACTTCTGAAAGAAGGGGAAGCCCTCGTCATCGATGACAACGGGTTCTATCTGGCCGACACCTTCAGCAAGGGCGAGGAAGTGAAGTATCCGCGCTCCTTCAAGGATGTCCGGGTCGGGAACATCGAGTATCGGTATAAAACCTTCAGCGCTCGCGATTGTTTGTATCTCACCTTGGGCGAAGGGGACACGAAACACTACCTCGCGAATTATTTCAGCGAGATCGGGGATTTGTTGGCCTTTGCCGCTTCGGACTACAAAGAGCGTAACACGAAGCGTTGGCGCGTCAGTACGCAAGCCACCGGGACGGAAGTGAAGTCCGCGGAGACCGGGAAACGGCTCAAAGGGCAGGATTACGCGGACATGTTGGCACGGCAGTTGAGCGATCCGAAAGTACGCGCGGTCAACATCGACTCGACCGTCATGGTGGACTCGCTGAATAGTGGCGACGCCAAGACCTCGTCCGATGTCCAAGGCTTGCTCAAGGAAACCATGATCGCGGCAGCCTTCGCGTATCACATCCCCCAAGATGTCTACTTCGGGATCAAGACCGAAAAATCGACGTCCATCGACGACTTCATCACCTTCGCTTGCGACCCGATCTTTGAAATCATCGAAGATGAAATCAATGCGAAATGGGTCTCGAAGGAGGAATATCTCTCCGGCGAGAAAGTCAAAGCAGACAAGTCGCGTGTGAAACACACCGATTTCTTCGACACGGCCGACAGTGAATACAAACTGATGGGATGTGGCTACAGTCATAACGATCTGCGAATTGCGAAGGGCTTGGAACCCATCGATGAACCTTGGGCCAACGAGCACAACTTCACGCTGAATCTCGGGAAAGGAGGTGACAAATAGTGAAAAAGTTTTATGAGTTCAAACTTTCAAGCGATGCGGAGGACACGACCGAACTGCTGATCCACGGCGATATCACCTCGATGAAGTGGGAAGCGTCGGATGTCGGATCGTTCGATATCGCCAAAGAACTCAAAGAAGTCAAGTCGTCGAATCTGTCAGTGCGCATCAACTCCTATGGCGGGGAAGTCGCACAAGGGTTGGGAATCTACAACCTGTTGAAGTCCTTCAAGGGAAGAGTGACGACGGCCAACGACGGGTTCGCCTGTTCAGCGGCGAGTGTGATCTTCATGGCGGGTGAAAAGCGGGTCATGCCGCGCTCGAGCCTGTTGATGATCCACAACGCGGCGACCATCGCCTATGGCGACAGCCATGATTTCATGAAGATGGCGGATACGTTGGAGAAAGTCACGCAACCCAGCGTGGAAGTCTACAAAGCCGTCAGCAAACTCAGCGAGGCGGAGATCAAGAAGATGATGGACGATGAAACCTGGATCTCCGCGGACGAAGCCTTGGAGTACGGGTTTGCGACGCATGTACTCGAACAAGAACCGACGCAGTCGCTAGAACATCACTATCTTCATAAAGTGGTGATGGAATTGAAGGCATTGAAGCATCAGCAGTCCGCGGCGACGCCGCCCATGCACGAAGACCCGGATCCCGTCTGGGGCAACTACTTCGGCACGAAAGGAGAATAGCCATGAAAGGCGATACCATTTCTCAACAAATCAAGACGAAAGTCCTTGAAACCCTCAACGACAAGTCGATGGACCGCTCCGAAGCCGTCTTCGCAGCGATCGACCAGGTTGCCAATGCCTACCACAACGATTTGGTGCAAAAAACGCAGGAGGAAGCCCGCCGCGCAGCCTTTGACGAGGCTTATAAGAAATCGTTGGGATTGCGCAATTTGTCCGAGGAGGAAACGAAGTTCTATGAAAAACTTCCCAATCTCCGCCAGACGATCACCGCAAGCCAAGCCGACATCATCCCCACGACGATCATTGACAATACCTTGGCCGGTCTCAAAGAGGAAAACGACTTGTTCGAGCTGATCAATTTCGCGCCGGCGGGAGTCACCAACTGGTTGAGCGCCTCCAAGAGCGGAGCGGCGGCTTGGGCGACCATCACGGAGTCCCTGACCGCCGAACTCAATGCTGCCTTCACCTCGCTCAAGATCGACATGTACAACCTGTACGTGTTGCTGTTGATCCCCAAGGCGATCACCAAACTGGCCTTGCCGTTTGTGGACCGGTACTTCACGGCGATCCTCAGGGAAGCCATGAGGGACGGCATCGCCGCCGGCTTCTTCGACGGGGACGGAGCGAAGGGACCGATCGGCATCTATCGTACGATCGCAGCCGGACACGCTGCACGCGCGCTCAGCACGGCGATCACCAACTTCTCTCCCAAAGGGTTGGCACCGGTCAAGAAGGCGCTCTCCAACAACGGCAGGCGCACCGTCAGCAAGATGTATCTCGTCTGCAATCCGGCCGACGAAGCGGATTACGTCGCGCCGGCGCTTTACGACAAGGAAGGTCGCATGGTTTCTTCGTTCAAGAACCTGACGGTCATCCCGGACGCCAACCACGCACAAGGGAAAGCCGCGTTCGTGTTGCCGAAAATGTACACGATGGGTTTCGACGGCATCCAGATCACCACGTACAAGGAGACCAAGGCGTTGGATAACGTCGACCTGGTCATCGCCAGTACCTTGGGGAACGGGATGGCCGCCGATGACAACATCGCCTTCCCGTTTGATGTCACCAAGCTTGAAGAATACGTCCCGAGCATCGTCGTCGCCAATACGATCCTGGCTCCGGTCAACACGAAGGAAGTCGTTTAGTCAACCGATGAGTGAAGGCGTAGGAGCGATCCTACGCCTTTCCACGTAGAAGGGAGTCAGATTATGGAAACCAATAGCATCGCCCCACTGGTCGCCGAGTTTCGCGCCGAGAACAACATCGCCACCTCCATCCCCGACAGTGTGTTGATCCAATACCTGAAGGAAGGGGAAGCGATGTTGAACGGCTTGGTCGAGCATCTAGAAATCGATTTTAGCACCGATCTGACCTCGCGCGCCTTGTTGAAAGACTACATGCGCTATGCCCACTTCGGAGCCCGTGCCGAGTTCAAATCGGTGTACGCCGGTGAAATCTATGCGACGCAAATTAAGTACCTCTAAGCGCCTTCCCGTCTACAATGACGGGATGTTGCGCGTTTATCGGCTCAAGCAAACCGAGACGTCGTTTCGGACGGATTTCCTTCAGGACACGGGGGTCACGATGGGGTATCGCGAACTGTCGATCTATGACAAAACGCGGGTCGCTTACCAAGCTCGTGATCTTGAAGTGACCAAGAAACTGAGGGTTTCACAGACCACGCTGTTTGACGAGACCCTGTCTGTGATCGAACTCGACGGGAAACAGCACAAGGTTCACAATGCGACGCAGGTCGAGGATCCTGACGGGTACATCGAGACGGAGCTGACCTGTGTCAAAGTTCAAATCCCATACAAAAAGGAGAATGAACTATTATGACGAAACAAGAACTCGATGCGCTGCTCCAATCGTTGAAACCCGGCATTGAAATCAGTGAAGGGGAGAGCGACGTCGTCGACTGCTTGCCACGCATCGCGTACTGGGAATACAACTGGTCGTTCCTTGGCGCCAGTGGCAGCGTCTACACGAGCGTCGTGACCTATCAAATCTCGTTTTTCTCGCAAACACCCAGGCATCCGAAACTGATCGAACTCCTCAACCGATTGGATACGTGCGGGATGCTGCCCTCGGTCCAGCATGAAGCCGTCAGCGCACCGACGCGGATGATCCACTCGTTCTTCTCACTCGATGTGCTCGAGGATCTGCTGGGATGAGTGATGACTTCAATTCCGGATTCGATGAACTCTCAAGCCTCCTCGCACAGTATTCCGAAAGCACTGAGAACGTCACGAATGCTTTGACGGAAGGCGCCAGAGCGATGGTCGAGGACCTCAAGAAACTACCCAAACCGAAATCCAAGATCCTCAAGCCGGGGTACACCCATCTGGTGGACTCGTTCACGTTTCGGCGTCAAGGGTGTGAAGTGGAAGTCGGCTGGGGGAAATACTACGGTCCGATGGTGGAGCGCGGGACGATCACCATGTTGCCAAAAACGCATCTGCGTCCGGTTTGGGAACAAAACAAAGACAAGTATCACGCCATCATGATCAAAGCCCTCGGGCTTGGAAAGGAAGGGTAATGCATGGCTATCACAAGCAAAACGCCTTACATTAAACAATCGGTCGGTGCGCAATACATTGCGTTTGCCACCGGAGTCAGTCCGTTGGTTTTTGAAACCAACATCGAAAAAACGGAGACGGTCAAGTCGATCAAGACGACCGAAAATGCGGATTCGACCGTCGTACGCGCCTCCGGGAAGGACTACAAGACCATCTCGAAAGCCTCGAGCGTCGAAGTCGCCATCGAGGTCATCGCCTTTGTCGCGGAAACGTTGGCGAAGATGCGCGGGGAAACCGTCGATGTCGGCGGCTTGGTGCTCTCGGGTGCGCAGACGGATCGTCCGTACTTCGCCTACGGGAAGGTCGTACTGCTCGACGGCGGGAAAGCCCGCTACGAATGGTTCCCGAAGTGTCAGTTGGTTTCCAACACCGATGACATCAGCACGTCGGAAGAATCGTTCTCCGAACAGAATGACACCCTCACGATCAAGGCGTATGCCTTCGATGCCGCGGGGAACATCAAAACCTATGTCCAAAGCGACATGACGAATTTCCCGGCTGGGTTGACCGAAGCGGAATTCTTCGCCGCTCCCATTCTCAACGCCGCCGGTTTGGCGGCAGCCAACGGGGTCTAATCAACCCCTTGATAAACGAACAACGAAGGAGCACACCATGAAGAACAAATTCATCAAACTCGCCAATGACGAGACCATCGAAATGAACGTCAATTTCCTCACCTTGAAAAGCATGGGGGACCAAGGGTTGTTCACGGCGGACTTCGCTTCCGAAAACATCAAAGACCGAATCGACATCGCCGCTAAACTCATCTATGCCCTGATGTATTCCAACGGGAAGAAAGTGACGATGGAAGACGCATTGCGCCTGGTCCCGATCGGGGAAGAGGACACGTTGATGGAGCTCATCGAAGAATTCCAACTCCGTATGGAGGCGTTTCAAAAAAAAACCGCCTCACGCGAGCAGCTAAAAGCCCAACTGATGAAATAGAGTGGGCGAGTGTGCTGTATGTCGCGCATACGATTGGATTGAGCGAAGAGGAACTCTGGAAAAGCGATCCGTTGCTCTTTTATCAAATGGTTGATTATCACCTGAAGGTGGAAAGGAGTAAAGCCAATGGCGGATGAACTCAAACGCGTAGGTCTCGTCTTCAAGGAAGACGGCGCCGTCGATTTCAAACGATCCCTCAGCGAGGTCAACAACGCGCTAGCCAATAATCGTAACCAATACAAGTTGACGCAGTTGGAGTGGGACAAGAACACGTCGGCCAGTCAGAAATTGCGCGCCGAACAAGAATATCTGAGCCAACAATTCGCTTTTCAGGGCGAACGTGTGGATGTTCTACGTCAGAAACTGGCGGACTTGGAAGGCGCTGAGAATCAAAACCAAGCCGCCATCAGCAAAACGCGCAAAGAACTTCAATCCGCCGAAGTCAGCATGGTCCGCTATGGGAAAGAATTGGAAGACGTCAACAAGAAAGTCAAAGAAGGTACCGCGGATTTGAAAGCGATGGCCGAAAAACTCGAGGACGTCGGTGAAAAAGCGGTAAAGGCTGGAAAATCGATGACCAAGAACATGACGGCGCCGATCACGGCGCTGGGTGCCGCGGCCGTCGTCGCATTCAACAAGGTCGACGAAGCCTATGACGGGATCATCACGGCGACCGGTGAGACCGGCGCGGTCCTGGATTCCCTGACCGCTTCGTTTGATGCCATCTTCGGGAATTTTCCATTTGAAGCCCAGGCGGTTTCCGATGCCCTCGGCGGAATCAACACTCGCTTCGGCCTGACGGGGGATGCGCTGGAAAGCGCGTCGGTGCAGTTTCTCAAGTTTGCGGAAATCAATGGTGTGGATGTCAAGACCTCCGTCGAGCTCGTACAGCGGGCGTTGGCGGCGGCTAACGAGCCCTTGGGAAACTATGGGACTTTGCTCGACATCGCGACGAAAGCCGGCCAGAAGACCGGATTGAGCGTCGACGCGCTGCTTCAGTCCTACATTAAAAACGGCGCTCAGCTGCGCGCCTTGGGGCTGGGAATGGGCGAGAGCATCGCCTTCCTGGGTCAGATCGAAAAAGCCGGGATGAACGTCGAAGTGGTGTTCGCCGGATTGAAGAAAGCCAATGGCGCCTGGGCGAAAGAAGGCAAGAATGCCAACGAGGAATTCGCCAAGACATTGCAGGCGATGAAGGATGCCCCCTCGGCCGCCGACGCTGCGAAGATCGCGGTTGAAGCCTTTGGCGCAAAAGCCGGTGTGGAACTGGCGGACAACATCGCACAAGGAAAATTCTCGATCGATGAAATGCAGACGTCGCTGTCAAATTTCGCCGGCGCAACCGAAGAAACGTTCGCGGCGACCCAGGATCCGATCGATGAAGCCAAGACGGCCTATAATGCATTGACGTTGGCGATGGCCGAACTTGGGAAAGTGATTCAGGAAGCCCTCGGTCCGATTATGAAAGCCTTAGCCGGATGGTTGCGCGATGTTTCGAAGTGGTTCAAGGATCTGCCCGGACCGATGAAGGACCTGATTCTGGTAATCGGATTGGTGTTGGCCGCTTTGGGACCGTTGTTGATCTTTGTCGGTTGGGTCGCCGGCGGCATTTCAAGCATCATCACCCTGATCACAACCCTGGCGCCGCTTCTGTCACCGATCGGAGCCGCGGTAGGTGGCATCAGTGTCGCCGTACTTGCGACCGTGGCGGCGATCATCGCGGCGATCGCCATCTTGGCGATTTTCGGGGATGAAATCCAAGCCGTCATGAGTGACGTCTTTACGTTTGTGGACGGGGTTTTCGGGACTTTGCGGAATTTCTTTGAGAACGGGATCCTCGCCGGCTTCACCGGGTGGATTCTTTTCTTTCAAGACTTGTTCAATGCCATCGTCAAAATACTAAACGGGATCATCGACATTATCCGGGGGACGTTCACGGGCGACTGGAAACGTGTTTGGACCGGTGTTCTGAATGTCTTCAGCGGACTCTTCGACGGATTGTGGGGCATCGTCAAACTCCCATTCAACCTGATCATCGGCGGCTTGAACGCCTTGATCAACGGCATCAACTGGGTTATCGGAGGGTTGAATAAAATCAAGTTCGACATCCCGGACTGGGTACCGGTCGTGGGTGGGAACTCGTTTGGTATCAACCTGAAGTCGTTGGGGAACATCAAGTATCTGGCCAACGGGGGCGACCTCATGGCGGGGATGGCGGTGGTTGCGGAAGCCGGACCGGAGCTCTTGCTTCAGCAAGGGAATTCGACCAAGGTCGTTCCGCTCTCGCAATCGTCCAAGAATCATGTTGAAATCATCGATTATGACCGGCTTGAAGCGCTCCTGCTTCGGGTATTGGCCAAGATGAGACTGGAAATCGGTACGGACGGCGTTTTACGGTTGATCCGTCGTGAAATCTTCGGAACGGGGGTGTAAGGCATGTTTCGATTCAAAGGAATCACAAATGAAGAAATGGAGGTCGTCGCGGAGGAAGAGAATTTTCTTGGACGCGCCGCTCGAAGAGTTGAAAGCACCGCCGTGTTCGACGCCGACGGTGCTTCGTTTCGCTATGGGGGGAGGGAACCCATTGAACGCAGCGTCAAACTGTTTGTCCTGAACCTTGCGCGCATGGACGACATCCTGGCGTGGTTGGATGGGGAAGGGACGTTTGAATTCGAAGGCCGCATCACGACGGCTCGCTTCTTGACAGAAGTGGCACCGGAGCGCCTGTCGGCCATCAAGATCATCGAAACGCGGTTCATCCGGGATGCCTTCTGGCATCCACTGACGGAAGCCGACCAAACCATCAGCACGTTCCCGGCGGTCATCACCAATCCAGGGAATACGGAATCCGAACCCTTGCTAAAAATCACCGGAAGCGGAACGGTCAATCTCACCTTGAACGGTGTGACGTTCGCGTATGTTTTCGATACCCCCTATGTGTATATCGATTGCCAGTCCGGTCCGGGTCGCGATGTCTTCCATCTTGATGTGAAGAAGACGCGCAACAAATCCGGTGGATATCCTTTTCTTTCTCCCGGGTCCAACGAATTGGTGATCAATAACGGGACGGTTTCAGAAGTCATCGTCACCAAGCGTTCCAGGTATCTCTGATGCGAAATGAAATCTATGTCCATTTGGCAACCGAGACCAGCTTTACGGACACCTTTGGGATGCCGAAGAATGGCGAAGGGTCCCTGTTTCCCCTGTCTTGCATCGAAACCAAAGATGCGGATACCTGGGAAGTCGAAATCATCGCTCCGGTTAATGATCAATCGCTTTTGCTCCATGACCGCATCGTGTACTTGAAGACCCGGTATGGTTACCAACCCTTTCGGATTGGTAATCCCGAGTATGGCGACGTCTCGGTTTCGGTCGTCGCCAAACATGTTGGTTTTGACCTTCAGAATGTTTACCTAGACTTCTCCACTTCGATTGAGAACACCTGCCAACAAGCGATGGATGACATCTTGAGTCATGCCATTCCGGCCTGTTCCTTCACCGCCTTCTCTGATGTATCCGGGGTGGACACGTTTTCCATTTTGCAGATGTCGGTCTTGGATGCCTTCATCCAACTTGCCGAGCAGGCGGGAGCTTACCTTGATTTCGACCATTTTCAAATCCGCATCACCACCTCTCAGGGTGCGGATCACGGGGAATCGATCGAATATGGCAAGAATCTGCTTGGAGCGACGGTCATCGAGAACTGGGACAATGTCGTCACGGATCTTCTGCCCGTCGGGAATACGGAATTGACGCTTCCCGAAGAGTGGTTGCATGCGGACATCGCATATGATCGACCCTACACCAAACGCATCGCGTTCAATACTGACACGGAAGACAACTTGCGCTTTGTGGCGACACTTTATTTGGCGCGCTATAAGGTGCCTCGTATCAATTATGACGTCCGTTCAACTGCCATTCAGAACGTTCAACTCGGGGACACGATCTCCGTCATCGCGCCGAAGTTCAGCATCCTGACCCAAGTCATCCGATATCAAAACGACGTACTTCATGACGAGATCATTGCGGTCGAAATCGGACATTAACAGACCGGGTTGAAGCAACTCTTCGTGGACTACAGAGCGACCACCGAATCGTAGACCATGCGCAAAGCAAATGGAA